CCTGAAGCCGTCGTAACGGTTAAAGTATAATTACTTGAAGAACGGTCCGTTGAATCTTTAACAATAAAGATTCTTTCTGCCGAAGCAGGCATAATGAATTGTCGATTGCCAGCCAGGGTTCCTGTTAATTTATAGAATAAATTTTTACCATTGGAAGTAGCTCCATCATTTAAGTCTAATGTGACATCGCCTGAAGCCACGTCGACCGATAAATATCCACTCGAAGCCTGTTCTAAAATTTCTAGATTAGTATTGGTAACGGTTCCCCATAACCCAGCTTTTTCACCTGTGGCTACTTTTTCTAATTGTAAATTTGTCGTATATGTTGAGGCCATAATTCTCCTATAAAGGGTCTATATTAGTCCAGGTTTGACTTGCATCTGGATCAATTGGATTCCACGTTATCACATTCACATCGGCAGCGCCAGTAGAAACTGTTACGCCGCTGCCATCAGGGGACACGCTTCCACTTATGGTAAAAGTAGGAGTTCCACTTGAAGCGGTAACCCCACTACCAGTAACAATAACGACAATTGAAAGATCTTCGAAAGCCGTAGCTCCAAAAGTTGTCTCTGCGAATGCTGAAAAACCTAACATATAAAATTCCTAAAAAGAGAGTGTCCAGGGTGATTGGTGGAGTCTGGACACTCCCTTTTTACTAGTATCACTTTTTAAACCAACAAGGAAGACCTAAATGGGGTCTTGTATCAAACATATTTTCTTTAGCTCCTGGAGTTTTCTTATTATTATAATGTAAAAATACTTGAATACATTCTTTGCCTTTAAATTTATTTCTCCAATGCTCTAGGTCACAGCCACAATAAACTAGCATATCTCCTGGTTTAAGGTCTACTTTAATTCCTTTGAGTCCTTTTTTACCAGAAGGTTCTAGATAAATCGCCCAGGGATCTCCTCCAAGATTCATCGTGGTGGATATTTCACAACTAAATCGATCCTTATGTCTTTTTAAAATATCTCCCTTTTTATAAAGTCTGGCATAAGTATAAGCTGGTTGAAGTTTTAATCCTGTGGTTTTCTCCATAAGGGGTTGACACTTCAGCATTAAAGTTTCCATAGCAACATCTGAATAATGAGAATAGGTATGGGGGATCTGACCACCCTCTCCTTCATAATTGATGTCAGCATATTCACCTAATAAAACTTCAGAAGAAGAAATATATCTACTTTTTCTACAGGTATCATACACCTGTTTTTTCATTAAAAAATAATTATATAAAAAAGTTGCAAAATCTTTTGAAATAGCTTGTTTAATAATTACATATTTATTTTTCTTAAACATCTTTTACCATCTCTTTAGGAATAGCGGTTATGTTCCAATGGATAAATCTAAAGGGTGCTTTACCAGGATCGACTGCGTATCCATGTTCCATATATCCTGGAAAAATAATTAAGGTTCCAGGCTTGGGTTTAAAATGAACGAGTTCTGTACCATTAAAAATACCTTTTAATTCAGGTTTCATTTTTAATTTAGTAGTTCTTGCCCCTGTTCTTGGATCATGGAAAATAGGATAAGAAGTTTTATCAGAACATTTTAAAAAATAAAATCCTGATACATGCTGATTCCAATGGATGTGTGCTGAATGATGACCTCCTCCTTTTTTAGAAAATTCTTGGACCCACATTTCAGAAAACAAAGTTTGATATTGTTTCATATCGTAACCATGATGATCTAAAAATTCCCAAGATTTTTGTCCTATATAATTTCTTAAATCTATAAAATCGTTATCTCTTACTAAAGGGGTTGAATGGTGGGTAGTGCCAAAATCTTTATTAATTCTAATGTTTTTTTTATCTCTTTTTCTAGCTTCTTTAATATATTTGTCACTGGCTTTGTTTAATGATTTAACAAACTCTGGTTTTTCTTCTGACCAAATAGGGGTTTTAAAATAGTTGTTTATATACATTATTTAAATGGATAACCTAAATGCCATGCGACAAGTGAATATCTTGTTCCTGAAATTACTGGTTTAACTCTATGCCAAACAAAACTAGGAAAAACAATAATAGAACCTTTGGGTAATATTTCAGTTGCTTTTCTTAAATGTTTAGACTCATCTCTTTGCGGTGGATCATATTGTCTAAAGTCAAATTCTAATTCTCCACCAGAATATTCTGAACCATCAGTTAATTGACAGGTCATGGATAGTTTTCTAATCTTTCCATGAGCAGGAGTTTTGGGTTGGTCATAAACTTTCTCCCAACTATCACAATGCCAATCATAATATTGATTGAGTTTATATTTTGTAAATTGACAAGACTCTGAAAAATCCCAGTCAAAATTCCAACCTGCCTTTTTATTAGCTCGATGAACAAAAGGATGTATTTCTTTATAAATCCAAGGTTCACTCAACCAGACCAGATCGGAATTTCTTTTATATTTTAAATTTCTAACTTCATCTTTAGTTAAAGGTTTATTTTTCTCTCTCCCATAACCACCTGTGATCGCCATCGTTTCTTTTTTTTCTAACGCATATTTAATGACTTCATCACAGAATCTAGGAGTTAATGCAGATTTAAAATACCAAAAATAATTAGAAAGATTCATTAGTAATAGTTAAAATAAAGTTAAGGGAATCTTTTTGATTGTTAGTGATGTAATACATTTGCATAGAGGGGAACATAATAAATTGATTATTTTTTAAAGGAATATCCCAGCTTCTTCCTTTTCTTCTATTATCATCATAATGTATTCTAACACTACAATCTTTAACATTGACCCCATATAATAAGGTGTAGTCTGGAGCATTTCTAAGGTCGACTGGATCTATGTTAAGTAAAGGGACAGAAATTTCTTTGGGCTTATAAAAATTTCCCCATGTTTCTTTATTCACTAATTGAAATTCATATTCCAGATTAATGTGGTCTCTTAAATAAGTATTGAGTTTATTCCCTTCCCTTGAATAAGGAAATTTTGTATTGTTAATTTGGGATTTTAAAATGTCAGATTCAAGTTTATCTCGGTCTATTTCAAAACCTTTCGGCATTGTCACATCACCATAATATAATCCTATTTCTGATAATACTTTCTTCTTCATCTCCAGTCCCTTATAAAGGAGGAGATTTAAAATGTCAATGGAGATTTAAAATGTCAATATGATGAGATTAATTAGAGAGTTGTTTTATCCCAGGATTTAGCATCTTCATTCCACACATAATAAGTAGTAGCTGCTTTTTCTTCGTCGGTTAGATCGTCTGGTGCATCACCAATGGGTGAATGCCAACTCGCTGTTGTCGTATTTAATACCCACGATGCATAAGGTTTTTTATGGTAAAATATATTATTATCTTCATCCCAAATCTGACCTAGGCCTGCATAGTTTCCTCTTAAAGGTGTACCACCTAGTTTATGTGTACCACCAGATGTATTGTAAGATGTTTGAATCCACATTTGAGAGGGCCAGTGATGGAGTCTCTCTAAATATTGTTGTCCTACTGTTTCATCTTCAACGCCATCAGCGTTTAGTATATCACTATTATTTACTGCATGAACTCCAAGGACTTTTCCGTTTAAACCTATTTTTGCAAAGTGTGCCATATTAATTATTGAAATTTATACCTTATTGCTACTACGCCGTCTCCACCAGCTCCTCCATTTGCTGAGGGACCTCCTGAACCACCGCCGCCACCACCAGTAGCTGCAGTTCCTACAGTTCCGTTGTTATCTGGTGGACCATATCCTCCAGCTCCACCTCCGCCAGCACCACCTGCACCGCCAGGGGGCGGAGAAGCAGGTTGACGACCACCGCCGCCACCACCAGCAAAATATCTTGTTGAACTAGCTGGACCTGGTGTTCCATAACTAGGGGCTGTTGGACCGAAAAAAGCATCTGCAATTGGACCACCATCGCCTCCTTTTCCATTACATGTGTCATGATCTGAACCAGCAACAGTAGCTCCGCCACCGCCACCACCAGCATAACCAGGTGTACCGCCTAATCCACCATCCTTTCCTTGAGGTGGACTAACTGGAGGTGTATTTCCTGTTCCACCTGAGTTACCAGGTGTGAAAGCTCCTCCACCACCTGAACCACCGTCTCCTCCTTCATCAGCTCCACCAGCTTCTACACCAGAACCTCCACCACCACCACCTGCTGAAGATACACAGAATCCACTTGAAGCACCACCACTGGTACCCTTAGAAGGGTTAGAAGTTGATCCTGCTCCACCGCCTCCAACTGTAATTGTATATGGTTGTACTGAAACTGCTGTTCCACCAGTAGCTGGATTAGGATAAGAATATCTATAACCACCTGCTCCACCGCCAGCTGAACCTGAACCTTTACCACCACCTGCACCTCCAGCGACAATTAAATAATCTACTGTCTTTGAGCCTGCACAATTTCCTACGGCAGATACACATAAAGCACCATCTCCTGTAAATACATGAATTTTGTAATCACCAGAAGTAATAGTAGTATCACCACCAG